GCCTGTTATCTATATAGACCACTTGTCCAGTGCTATATTTGATCTCTGGTTTTGCATATCCATTATTAAATTTCATACCCAAATCATATTCAGTATTGTTAATTGTCCTTGAAGAACTATTAGGCACTGTTGGGAAATTAACGTCTGGTTGACCAGCAGCACCAGAAGTTGCACCATTGACGGGGTTTGATCCATCAAATTCATTCAAAGTACCAGTAACTTCAGGGAAAATACCGTCAATACTGTTTTGATAATATTTCAATAGTTTAGTTGTAGAATTCCAAGAAATAACTCTACCTCTAGCAGTAACATTAATACCACCCACAATTCTAGATTGTGTAATAATTTCGTCAGGAACGTAATTTCCTTGGAATGTTGGAGGGAAGATAACTGCTTTTGTTGCAGAAACCGTAAGATCTGAAATCAATTCAGATGTGCCAAACTTCAGAGGATTTGTAATCAATCCAATACGACGATAATCGTTATCAATAGGGAAATCACCAGCACCCTCATCATAAGAGAGTTTGGCGTTGATCATTGCTCTGTATGCACCCAATTCAGTTACAGGATCAAAACCATGACCATTTGGAGGTGGAATGATAACGTCAACTTCAGCATTAGTGCCTGTGCCAATACCAGTAATACTATTGATACTAATTTTACCAAATGTATATCCAGTGCCACCTGAGGTAACCGTTGCAGAGATTACTTTACCACCATCAATTACAATAGAAACTCTAGCACCAGTGCCGTCACCGTTAATAGGCACGTTATCATAAGTGCCATTATTATATCCAGCTCCAGCAGCATTGATAACAACGGTATCAATTTCACCAGCAACAGCATTTGTCTTTACTGCGTCATTAGCAAAGACAGGCATATAGTCATTAGAGAAAAACTTCAAAACAGAAGCAACAGGGATGGTGTAAAGATATTTCCAGCGATAACCATCACCAGTAGTGATAATAGAAGTAGAAGTGCCAGTCGGCTCAACCGTTGACGGTTTACCATTAGGATCTGATGGAGATGTGCCATTGTAAATACACTTATATACTTGATATTGTGAATTCACGACATAAAAGTCAGAGTCATATAATTTAGTTGCACCAGAAGAAGCAGTCTTACTGGGAGAATAGTCATGACGATACATATCATATGTAAAACCAAGTCCACCAGTAGTTTGCTCAGGTGAAACCCAATCAATTCTACGGACAACTTGGACAACATCTGAAGCTAAAACACGCTTCAAAGAAATCATATCATCATAAGATCCTGAAAACTCTTGAAATGAATCCACTGCTTGTGGAGGAGAGTTTTCATCATCCCAAGATTGAGGTCTTCCGATAAAGATGTAAAGTCGATCCCTAGTAGCACCAGCATCAGTATCACTTTGAGTCGAAATAGGACCCTCAAGTGCTTTGATGAATTTTTGTGCAGAAAAGATCCTAAATTGATCCGTTAATAGAGCTGCCATTTCCTAGGTTATATACAGATTGTGATCCTCTTGTTTATTTATCAATATTCTCAAGACCTAATTTGAGACTGGTAGTCAATAGACTTGATTCTATAAGATGCTCCGCCATTTCCAGTAATTTTTTCTCCACCAACAACTGCCTGTAAAACTGCTCCTGTGCCAGTAGTATCTGATCCAGCATTAGTGATTGTAATGGTGGGACGAGTGTTATAAGTGCCGTCAACGTAAGGATTAATACCGTATCCACCATTAGTAATAGTAACGGATTCAACCTGGTCACCAGCAGTAGTCATATTCACAGTTCCTGTTGCTTGAATATCACCAATGTCTTCAACAACAATTGTTGGCGGAGCAGTATAGTTGATGCCAGGATTCATTACAATAAAGTCAATAATTGTTGAATTTTCAGAGAATTCATATAATAATCCACCCAAACCAACACTGACATCGCCAGTATCGTAAGGCACAAGTCCTCTAATTGTCAAAACTTTATCGATAGAATCCCAAGAAACAACAGTTGCCACAATTCCAGAAGAATCACCAGTGACAGTTTCATTGATCTGGAAATTTAATCCATTTCCATCGAAGGCATCAAAATAAATATCGATCAATGCTTCATGTGGACGACCTTCGCTTAATGCACCTGCTTCAATAATACCAGCAAATTTAAATGGTGTAGATCCATCTTTAATATTTTCGCCTACTTGGAATAATGTAGTGTTTTGACCTCCCAAAGTTTCTTCTACACCATATAAGGAACTATGAATACCACCATCCAAACTAATTTGGTTAACATATGCAGTGCCAGTATTTACTAGATCGGGAATACCGTCACCTGCTCCCTCTAATTCATCATTATCTTCAAAAGTAGAATCTGCGATTGATCCAATAGGCACAGTTAATGTAGTAATACTACTCCCAACTTCAGTAACAATCACATGGGGTTGGAAGGAAGAGCTAGCACTTCCTGGTGTACCTGCATCAAACTGCACGATAGTATCTTCTGTAGATGGAATACCAGCATCAATAAATGCCAACTCATCAACTTCAAATGTGACAAGCAATTCTCTGAGATTTGGATTCCAGTCATATACTTTAGCAATTTTATTATTAGAGTTTTCAATCTGTCTAATAACAGTATCACCGACTTTAAATTTATATTCTGATACACCCTCTGCATTATTTTGATTGGTATCAAGAATAACTCTTTGATCATACCTAAAGTTTACACCACGAGTTAAACCTCCAAAAGATTTAGAAGTTTTTGTAGCATAACTGATTGTCTCACTATCAATGATAAATGATCCAGATCCAGGGAAAGCATCTGTAGATTTCACATATACGGTAGTATCATCCGCAGTAAGTGCTTTTAGAAGACCCGTTAAGAAGAATGATGAGGAGTTATAAGATTGTCTAGTAGATGTAATTCTCTTGAGATTAACTAGTTTTTGGAAAATTACATTAGGTGGTGAAGTATATCCCCTTCCTGGGTTTGTAATATTAATACCTACAACTTCACCTTGAGAAATTACAGCTTCACCCTTAGCGCCGATGCCGCCGCCACCAGTGATTAAGATATAAGGTGCTTCTTGATAGAATTCTCCAGGGTCAACAATATTAATACCTGTGAGTTTACCAGTAACATCAATTTGCGCTGCACCTGTTGCACCTTGTCCTCCACCACCTTCAAAAATTAAAGCAGGAGGTGTTTGGAATCCTCTACCATCATTCTGTAACGTAAGACCAGTAACAGTTTGGACCACTGGAGTTACAGTTGCACCAGTGCCTTCACCACCAAGGATTTTAGCTTGAGTGGGACCAAAATAACCATCCCCATTTTTAGTCATCTTAATAAAAGAGACTGCTCCACCATCTAAGAATACTTCACCCGAAGCACCTGAAGGGAATTGAGTTACTAAATCAGGCACCTCATCACCAACGAAGATTGGTGTCCCATAAAACTTTGGTCCGATAGCATATGGATATGCGGGATTGGATGATCCGTCCTCTGCCATAAAATATGCATATGTGCCATTTGGATATTCGGGAGTGCTTGTAAAAATTCCATTGAATTCATCCAGAATTCCCTGACTATCGTCATAGATATAATCTTGAATAAAATCTCCCAATACATAACCATTCTGCACAGATCTAAATCCAGAATTAGCACCACTGTATGAGAATACATATAGCACTGTGGGTGCATCAACCTTTACATCATATACTACACTTCTAGTAGTTGCACCAGTATATCCAGAAAGATATCCAGCATAATCTACTTCAGATCCATCAATAAAGTATGTAATATTTGATGAGGAATATACATATGCAGTATTACCAATCTGAGTATTATCATTTAAAGAATGCCATCCATCTTCAGTCTCACTAAAGAGAAAGATTCTAGAATCATTAGAAGAATCATTTAAATTGAAAGTATATACTTTACCTCTATCAAGATTTAAAACAGAAACGGATTGACCATCAATTAAAAATTCGCCATTAGATACAGTTACTGTTTTAGTAGCAGTTCCTACAGTGGTTACAGTTGGTCGATTACCATCAATTTCTGCACCAGTTTTCAATCTGTAAGAAGAAGTCATTCTTCCTACAGTTGTGCCAGATGTATATCCGTAAGGACCATAAATTGGATAACCATCGAAAGACATGCCAAGAATCTTAGAGTGACCATTAGCATGTCTAGAATAATCTATTGTTGATGCATCATTAGCATCACTTTGATAGTAATTACCGATGTAGTAATCATTAGTTAATGGAGATGTGTCCGCAACAGGATCAAGAATCATATATCCTTCATCACCAGCGTATCCTGCCATATATCTGTGATATGCACAGTGATAGTATATTTTATTAACTTCATCGGCATTCATGATAAATGAAGCACCATACTGATTCTCATAGTCAGCTGCAGGAGCAGCGGAAGATCCAGTGCTATTGTAATAAAGACTACCAGAGTTTAATGTCCCACCAGGAGTGGTGCTAAATCTTATCGGGTGTCCAATTCCTCCTTGGTTACTAGAATCACTCTGATTAAAAATAATTAAATAATTACTTTTTACTTTAACATCTTCTGGAGCAAAATAGTATCTTCCAGGAATGAATGCTCCAAATTTTTCAGCGTCTGGTCCAAAGTCAATATAGTATACGTTATTAAACGTAATTGGATCTCCAGAAACGGTAAAATAGAATCCATTAGATCCTAAAACTCTAGATCCATTTTCAAAGGTGCCTCTAGCAAGTCTTACATATACTCTTTCTGGTACACCTTGAGAATTTCTAACAACTTTTGAAACCTCTCCTGTACCATCTCCACCAACTTCACTGATAGTTACACCAACTTCAATAGGGGTGTTTCCAGAATTTTCTAAGGTGCTGACAACATTCAGCATTAAATTGTCAGGCTCAACCTTAACATTCCAAGTGAAAACTCTAAGTAATCCGTTTTCTAAAACTCCATTTGTTTCAGCAAACTGATCAATTAGTCTGCTTGAATGATAATAATATTTTTGATTATCAATTACGCCATCGTATTGATCTTGTGTTTTAATGTAATCATGTTTTACAGTATCAATATTGAATCCTGCAGGAGCTCCCCCGACAGATCCCCACTCTGGAGTATGTAATAATACTCCGTTTGCCATAATGGCAGTAGATTTATTTGATTGAAATATTCTCTGCCCATCATAGGGCACATCTTTACCACCTCTATAAACAAAAGATTGATCAAATGCACCATCAGTGATGACATCAGATCCCTCAGGAATTCTTAAATTATTTGTAGAGAGTAAAGCTGGTTTTGGATGATTATCAGATGCAATTCTTACCCTATCTGTTACATCAGAATCTTGAATTAAGAAATTACCAGTTGTTGATGAATTTGAATTTGATTGCCAAATCTTGTTAATATCAAAAGAAGACACTACATTAGGTGTGTCTTGTAATGGCGTGATAGAAACTCGTAAAGGATTGTATCCACTACCCGTCTCTAAAACTCTAACATGTATAATTTTACCAGAATCGTCGTCAATAATTGGATACAATAACGCAGGTTCTACTGGTGTGCCACACCCAGTGATAGTCAATCGAGGAGGATCTGCAGATGTATATCCACTACCCCCCTCAACTACTTTTACTGCTTTAACACCAAAGACTTCGTTAAATAATGGCTCAATTTGAGCGCCAGATCCAGGTATAGTTCTTGTCATTTATCATTTAACTTGAATTGATCCATTCATCAATGCATGAATTGTGCATTGATAGTAAAGAGTTGCTGGCGCTGCCATTGGCACAGTCCAATATAATACACTACTGCCACTTCCAGACTGTCCTGCAGTATATGGTGTGCCTTGTAATCCCTGAGAGGATTGAATACGGAAGGGATGGTTACCACCATTCGCAGTATTATCAAAAACGTACGTCATGCCACGATACACAACCAGCGGTGGATCCTCCGTATCAGCAGTAGGAGCACCTTCAAATCCAGGTCCATCAAATGTAAAACTCGAAGCACCATTAGCACCTAAAGTCCACCAAATAACAGGACTTGCAGCAGGAATAACTTCAGTGCCGCTATAAATTAAAGAATTGCCTGCTGCAATATTTGTTGTGTTTGTATCCGTGAGATCGGCAAATGTTGTTGTTAATGTTGCATTGAAGTCAATGGTTAATGTATCTCCAACCACAGTAGTTGCAATACCAGTGCCACCAGCAATTGTAAGAGTGTCTGTTGAAGAGTTTGCAGTAGTGGATCCAGTATCACCAGCAACAGTAGCAAATAAATTTACAGATCCCAATCCAGCATCATCATCAGCAGGCAACCATTTTGATGATGAAGTATTCCACTTCAATACCTGATTATTGGTTGGAGCAGTTGTGGTTACATCCACATCTGAGAGCAAACCAATACTAGAATATTCTGTAAGAAGTGTTGCACGAGTATCACCAACGCCCCCAGCAGTAATATTGATATTTACATACGGATTATC